CGGCCCCAAGCCTTTTCGATGCGGTTGAGGGAATCCTCGTAACGTATGCGTTATCGTATTGCGAGCGTTGTTCGGTCGTGAAGGAGTGCGACACTTTCGTTCGCCCACGGAAGTCTTTCTTCGATGGTGTCGTCGCGGGAAAGTTGTGGCGCAATGGGCGTATCGTTGATCCTGACCAAGATGCACTCTTCGGCGCGGTAGACTAACGGGATGAGTCCCCTCATGACTTACGCGGTATCTCTTCATGAGTTGTACCTGGCGTTCCGTGAGGCGGGATTCTCGGAATCTCAGGCGGTGTTCCTGACGGCGCAAAGGATGAACGCTGATGCACGAAGATGAGATGGGTTCGGGCAGGGGCGCGTTCATCGAGATCGGCTCTAGCGGTCTGCGCCGTTCCGGTGGGATCATCAACGAGGAGTTCCTGCCGAACCTTCAGGGTGTCAAGGGCTTCAAGGTCTACCGCGAGATGCGGGACAACGATCCCGTCGTCGGGGCGATGCTTTATGCGATCGACAAGGTAATCACTCGCCTGGAGTGGAAGATCGACGGCGAGGACGAGCGAACCGTTACGTTCGTTCAGGAGTGCCTTGACGACATGAGCGATTCCTGGGACGCGACACTTCAGAACATTCTCTCGATGCTCGTCTACGGCTGGTCTTTCCATGAGATTGTCTACAAGATTCGCGGCGGCATGACGAACGACCCGAAGACGCACTCACGATTCAACGACAACCGTATCGGCTGGAGGAAGTGGCCCGTCCGGGCGCAGGAAACCCTTCAGGAGTGGATGCTTGACGATCGTGGCGGCATCCAGGGAATGATCCAGATGGACCCTTCGGGTGGGGGGCTGCATCGTATCCCTATCGAGAAGGCTGTCCTGTTCCGCACGACGACGAACCGGAACAACCCCGAGGGCTACTCCCTGCTGCGTAACGCTTACCGTCCGTGGTTCTACAAGCGCAGGATTGAGGAGATCGAGGCGGTCGGTATCGAGCGTGACCTCGCTGGCCTGCCGATGGCGTATGTGCCGCCTGAGTATCTGATGAGTACCGCGAACCCCGCGCAGAAGGCGGTCCTTCAGGCGATCACGGACATCGTGCAGAACGTGAAGCGGAACGAGCAGGAAGGTATCGTCTTCCCCGCAGCATATGACGATAACGGTAACCGTATCTTTGATCTGACGTTGCTGTCGGCGTCGGGCTCGCGTCAGTTCGATACGGGCGCGGTGATTCAGCGTTACGACCAGCGGATCGCGATGTCGCTGCTCTCTGACTTCCTGCTGCTTGGTAGCGACAGGGTTGGCTCGTTCGCGTTGGGGACGGCGAAGGTCGATCTGTGGACGCTGGCTGTCGATAGCATCGCGAAGACGATCGCTGAGGTAGTGAATCAGTTCGCTATCCCGCGCCTCCTGAAACTGAACGCGATGCGTATGGACCGGATGCCGGAACTCACGTACGGTCAGGTGTCGAGCGTGGAGTTGAGCGAGGTCGCTGATTACGTCAGCAAGTTGATGGGTGTCGGGGCGATCATGCCGGACCCGGCGCTCGAAGGACACTTGCGTTCGCTTGGCGACCTTCCCGACTCCGAACCTCTAATCTGATCTCATGCTGGTGTTCAAGGCATGGCGTAAGTCGCCAGCCCTCACCCAAGAGACGACTCCGAGCCAGCGACGCATCACGCGCATCCTGAGCGACGCGCAGCAGGAAGCCGCTCGCGAGTTTGAGCAGAACCTCTCGACGGTCGCTGAGATGCTGTCGCGGGGCCAGGTCGATCGCGTTGTCGCGATGTTGCCGACTGAGCCGTGGCTTATGGCGCAGGAAGCACTTGCGGCTGAACTGTTGGGGGAACTGCTCGACGCTGGCTCCCGCGTAACCCTTCCCGCTATCGAGAAGGCAACCCTCGCGTACTCGTTCGACCGGGAACGTCCCGAGTCGTCGCAATGGGCGCGGCACGCCGCTGGCATGATGATTAGCCAGATCACGGGCGAGCAACGTGACGTCGTGCGGGATGTCGTGTCTGCCGCTGCCCTGGGTGTGGGGGATTGGGGTGATGTCGCACAAAGCGTACTGGGTTCGATCGGCCTGACGACGCAGCAGGCAGGCTGGGTATCGAATCATTACGACCGGGCCTACCTGACCGCGATACGCAGCGGTATGGGTACGGCGCAAGCGAGAGCCAGGGCGAGGGATTCAGCGAGCCGCTATCAGACCAGCGTGCACAGGTATCGGGCCAATACGATCGCCCGTACCGAAACTATGCGTGCCGCGAGTGAAGGCAGGATGCAGGCTTGGAATCAGGGGCTCACCCAGGGCTTCATTAGTCCGCTATGGCGTAAGGAATGGGTAGCGGAGGCTAACGCTTGCGAGATTTGTCGCGGTGTCGGCGGTAAGAAGATTGGGATCAAGGAGTCGTTCCCGGTGGGTGAGCCGCCTGCGCATCCTAACTGCCGATGCGACGTTATCCTCGTACCGCCCAAGGTGAAGCCCGTGCCTGCGGACGGCGGCTTCGGTTCAACAGCGTTCACGGCAATATCCACTATCGACGATCTCATCCTGCTAGGCAAGATCCCATTCCCAGACCGCAGGGAACTGGCACAGTGGAGGCAGGCGTTCCAGATCGCGACAGCGCCAGACAGAAGCGATCGGCGCACCTTCAGCGAGATCCTCAATGATCTTCTGGAACCAGACATTGAGGCTTATGCGATGGAAGGCGAGCGAATAACGTTCGAGGAGATTGAGGAGAAGGCCGACGAGATATTCGACCGGGGAATGGCGATCGCTGATGAGGCGGGAGCCGACCCAATGTGGTCAGAGAGCAACGGCTCTTTGGGCGACTCGCTACTAGGTGCTCTGTACGAATACACCGGATACGACGCGTTCCCCACGATCCTTGATGACGACGAGTTCAACGCACTATCACTCAATGCCATCACAAGCTTCCGCGGAGTCAATAGGTACCGCTGGCCTGCCGGTGAACTGAGCCCCCAGCAGATCCTAGACATGTACAGGTCCGGGCGCTACTTTCCCGGCTATGGCGTTTATGGCAACGGAACCTACAGTTCCACAAACCCGAGGGTCGCTTCCGGGTATGGAGGGGCAGACTACAACAATGTCATTAGGATTCTTCTCAGCCCGACTGCTAATGTCGCAGATTACAACGAACTCGCCAAGGATTATCGCGCCTGGCATGACGCCCTCACGCCAGAATACAAACGGACGAAGGCTTATTTGCTTCTGAGCGACTTCGGAAGGTGGGCAACCGCCAAAGGCTTCGACGCTATCCGCATTGTGGACATAGACCAGCAAGGACTGCCGATCGGAGTCGATGACTATGTCGTCATCCTGAACCGTGGCGTTACCTATGTACCGAAGCAGAACGGATTGGGGGGTAGGTCTATTTTTGAGACGCGACTAGCGGAGCTATTTCGGCAGGAGAATAACATTCCCGACGATTCGCCTGACCGTACGTTCGCGGACGATGCGGCGATGATCGCATATGCAAAGTTGAAGGGCTATCTTTTTGTAGAGACCTTCGGCGGGAACATCTTTAGAACCTACCTGTGATGAAGATCAAAGAGGTGAACCGAATGTCAGTAGCGACAGATCCTAGCGATTCTAGAAGGCTCGCGTTGGCCATGAACAGGGCAGGCCTGACGCCACCTGAACAACTCGATGCGGCAGATGCCGCGACCCGAGCGGCGTCCTGGAAAGACCTGCCACAATGGTTACGCAACGTAGTCGCGGAGACAGAACGGGAATATGATGGATCTGCTTGATCGCGTGAACGCGCTAACTGACGACCAACTAAGGATGGTCGCCGAGCGCGACGATGCCTCTGGTGTCCTCGCCGCATATCGGCTCGCCGAACTGCGTGGCCTCCCCTACCCCGACCGCGAGGCTGCGATCCTCGGTGACGGCTATGTCATCGTGGCGCAGAACGGCGAGATCCGTAAGGTGCCTATCGAGTCGGTCGAGAAGATCATCCGCGAAGAGGACGGCGAATACTGCGTCTACTCGCACGATGGTTCGCGGTCGTTCGGCTGCTATCCGACGATGGAGGATGCGGAGAACCGGCTGCGCCAGATTCACGTGTTCCGTGCGGCGATCAGAGAGGGATCGTTCGTTTCGTGGGGATCGTCGGGCGGTAGGGCGCGGGGTCAGGTCGAGCACATCATGTACGAGGGTGTGTTGGGTGTGCCGGATTCGGAGTTCCGCATCAACGCCGAACCTGATGATCCTGCTGTGCTTATCCGTATCTGGCGGCAGAACGCCGATGGATGGAATGGGACGGAAACCCTTGTCGGCCACAAGATGTCTACGCTTACTTCGATTCAGCCGCTCTCGAAAGAGACGAAGCGCGAGGATGACCAGGACTTTCCTGCCGAGGCGTTCGCCTATGTACCCGACCCTGATCGACCGTCTACTTGGAAGTTGCGACTATGGGACTCGCTGGAAGAGAAGGTAACCGCTGCTCAGGTGGGTCGTGCGCTTGCTGCGCTGGGACCGGGTGGCTTCAGGGGGAACCGTGTGGAGATTCCGGCTGCGGACCTTCCTGCTGTGCGCCGGAAAGTTCTGGCAGCATGGCGCAGCGTCCATGAGCCTGATGCCGAGGTGCCGGAGGTACTGAAGCAGGAATCGTTCGTGCCGCCGGAGGGTGTGCAGGAAGCGGCGCAGCGCGCTCTTGAATGGATCGCGGAGGGCCACGCGGGGTCGGGGTTCACGGATGTTGGGCGTGCGCGTGCGGCGCAACTTGCGCGTGGGGATGCGGTGTCGGAGACGACGATCCGCAGGATGCGTTCGTTCCTGGCGCGGCATGGAGTTAACCGTGAGAAGCCCGGTTGGAACGCTGGGGATGAGGACTTCCCGAGTGGCGGTCGGGTCGCGTGGGATGCGTGGGGTGGCGACGCTGCCGTAAGTTGGACCGAGTCCATTGTTGGACGTCTCGACAACGACGAGAAGCAGTACGACCCGGACGATGTTCTGAATCCGCGTCAGCGCATGATGTACGAGAAGTTCGAGTGGATCGCGGAGACCCTTGGCCCGTGGGATGGCGGGGTCGGCGCTGATGGCGCGCACTACATCCCGGCGAGCGATAACGTATTCGCTGACAAGGGAATGAAGTGCGCTAACTGTGTCTTCTTCGAGGGCGGTGGCGGCTGCGAGATTCTTGATATGGCTGTCGAGCCGGAGGCTGTCTGCAAACTCTGGATCATTCCAGAAGATCAGGTAAAGGCGAGCCTGAAGTCGCTCAGCAAGGACTCGTCGTTTCTGCGAAAGCAGGCCGCACGCCGCTTCACGCTCGGTCCCCTGTATGTGCCTGACTTCATGGACGCTCACGGTGAATGGACCGATAGCGAGGAGTTGCAGCAGGCGGTGTGGGAGTGGGTGCGCGGCGGCGACAGGACGATCTACCTTCAGCACGACCGCGACGTTAAGGCTGGCGAGTGGGTCGAGGTCATGACGATGCCTCAGCCGTGGACTGTGGACATGCTCGACGGTGCGGGTAACGCTATCGGCAAGATCACCTATCCTGCGGGGACCGTGTTCCTCGGCGTCATTTGGGACGAGAAGCCTTGGCAGGATATCGTTGCTGGTCGGCTGCGTGGCTACTCGATCGGTGGCTTCTCTGACCGTGTCCTTGCTGATCTGCCTGAAGAGGCTGCGCGAGATGGGGTGGAGATGGATGGCTAAGACAATACGCCCCGGAACCTACGTCAAAGTGCAGACAGACGCAGGGCGCATCCGGCATGCCCGGGTCACGGCTGTCGCGGATCAAGACAACATCACGGTCCGGCTCGGCACCCCCAAGACGAGCGCGTCCGTAGCCTTCGACGCCGATCGCGTCGCCTCGACAACGACCCGAGGCACGATCTTCCAGGAAG